TTTTTAAGAAATGTATTTAAGGCAGTTCCTTGGGTTGCAAGTTGGATGTCTACATTTGCCCCAATTGTTCCTGTAAATATTTTATAACCCGCAAAAGTCTGAGTTCCCGTAGTCACTACACCTCTAGCCGTAGCTGAAGCATCAGGTAGAAGGAAGGTGTGAACACCAGCTGAACTTGAAATGCCAAAGTCTGTGCCTGCTGTTCCTGTAGCAAAGTATTGAACCTGCTGAGTCATTCCATTCAAAGCCGTTAAGCCTGTAGTGAATGTGGTAATAACTTGACAAAGGTGACCATTTTCCGTGTGCAGGGTTATAGTCCTTCCTGAGTTATTTACATGAATTCTGATAGCTAGTCTATCCGTAACAGTTAGGACAGTTGTAGGTACTGCAAGTGCTGAGAAATAAGGGTTGATATTTGTACCTAAAGAAATCGATTCAGGAGTGCCTGAATTGGAAGCTATCAAGGTAGCCGTTCCGCCTAAATTAACTTTGTATAGTTCGATGTAAAAGGTAGGTGAACCCCCTCCTGAATTTGCACTAAAGTAAGTTTCAAAATTCCAATTTCCCGCAGGAATTTCAAGAAGGTTAGGATTGTTTGCATCCGTAATAAATGAAGCAATATATCCGTTTGAAGCTATAGCCGTATCTGTACCTGCACCAAACACAGGTACTTTAGACATTTGACTATAGGCAATTCCCCCTATGCTTCCTTGGCTTACTGATAGGTTAAGATAATAGCTAACAGAAGCACCGCCACCGCCACCACCTTGTGGAAAGTCTGCTAGGCTACCATCACCCCTTACATATTGTGATGCAGTACCTGCACCCGTTACAGCTATAGTTCCGCTGCTTGTGATCGGGCTATTTGAAACCGTAAAAGCTGAAGGCATAGTCAAGCCTACAGAAGAAACTTTGCCGTTAAATGTAGACCAATCGGCAGAACTCAAAGCACCTCGGTTTGTAGCTGAGGCAGTAGGGATATTTATCGTTATGTTTCCCGAACTTGTTACCGGAGATCCGGTGACGTTTATGTTTGTCCCGGTAGTTCCTAAGGTTATGCCTACAGAAGTAACCCCTAAATCAAGGTTGCCTTGCATGAAGGTTTGAATGCTAGAGATCGTTGCCTTGTTTGTGGTGCTTGCTCCGCTTGCCACGATAGGGACTACGTCGTTATTCGCTACGGTTACCCTCTCAACTAATTGACTTATTCGCTTATCTGCCATATCCGTTAAATATAAAACTTGCTAACCCCGTTTTCCTGAAGCATAAACGCATCATTTTCCAATAGTATAAAATCAAAGTCCTGCGGGCTAATTTCTCCCAGGATCTTAAATAGGGAAACATAGCTTAATCCGTTTGCGATTGGGTTGTATTTATCAACCTTTTGAAGCTGGAAAAAGTGGTTACCTACCTTAATGATCTTGCGAAAATCCAAGTTAGAAATATCCGTAGGCGTTAGGTAGAAATAACCCTCTAGTAGCCTGCTGTTCCGGTCCCCGATTGACGATATTAAGTTGTTGTAATAGGTCGAATAAAGGTTTGTATTAGGATACAATCCAATCGAAAAGTAAACCTCTTGAGGCTTACCAAAAAGCAGGTCTACCGTTGGCTCAACTAGGCTATTTAGGTGACCTGCATAAGGATATGTAGTGTAGGTTACCGGAGTAGGGTTAGCGTATTTTATCTTCCACGGCGTAGGGCATGGAGTATCAGGCTGGTAATAAACTACCCTCGGCTTAAAGTTATCCGGAATCTTAACGTTATTCTGTACTTTGTAAAGGTGGACCATTACCTGCCCGGCAACTTCCTCACGCATTACAGGCGCACCGAATACTACGCCTACCGTCTTGGTCTCCAGGATAAAATCGTTATCGATTACTGTACGGCTTTCGCCATATCCCAAGTTAAATTTGGTTGAGTAAAACTGGCTCCAGTAGTCAGCATCGGAATCAAAGCGTAGCCTGTACTCCTTAGCGGATAACTCGCTTAAAGGCGTAATGCCTATGTCCTGGGAATAGTCTAATTTATCACTCCAGTCGATTGCCTGATCTTTGAACGTTTGGAAAAACTCGTTATAAGGATCTATTTCTAGGACCGAAGTTTGAAGCCTATTCTGAGTAACGTAAAGGTTATACATTGAAATAATCGACTTTAAAAAGTCACGCTGCTTCAAAGACTTAGGCATCGTGTATTCGATTTTCATCGTGTCGCCTTCCTCTATTTCTACAGCCACCGGAACAGTATTTCCAATCTTCAGCGATCCGAAAGGCTGTATCGTTATTCTAGTTTGCAGGTTAACGCCAAAGCCTCCACCGCCTGCAACTTCTCCGGATAGTTCGACTTCAAAATAAGCGTTCTGCTCAAGATCAATACCTCCGCTTATATCAATATCCCAGGTAAAAAATTGACCTACCGCTGTAAAGCTTACGTTCCTGCTAGCAAAAAAAATCTCTGCTCCATTCTTTCGAATGTGAATAGTCCATACGTTATCTGTAAATGCTTGTAAAGCTTCAAAGGTTACACGGCCTATAAAGTTTAATCCCGTGTTTAATGGCTGCACCTTATTCCAAGTAAATCTAGTACCACCGTTGCTGATTGTGAACCCCGAAGCTTCTACGCTGGTAAAATCTAGAAAGTGCGAGTAGGTCGGATCGTTGGTGATCGTGTCAATATTTAGCGTATTGGTTTGATTTAGTAGCGTGCTGCTCAGCTTGGTAATTGTTTTCTCAGCTGTTAGCAGGATAGACTTACGGAAAAAGAAGTTATCAAAGATTGGAGAAACGATTGTAAAGTTTGCCTCGCTAAATATCCTCTTTAAAATCTCGCTTATAAATACTGCCGGTTTAAAATTTTTGATAGGGAAGGTATTCATGTCTACCGAGAAACCATAATCTACCAAAGGGTAGACATAGTTTTGTGCGCCTTCTACCCACTCTATTCGGTCCCAGCTGTTCTCGATATTTGTGCGATTCCAGACGTGATCGTAATCGTTAAAGTTTAGATCTGCCAGCGTTTTATCCCCTAGCTCGTGGAGGATATCCCGAAGCCTTCCAAACATATTTACCTCGTAACTAATATTCCCTTCCCGGTTGTTTATCTTTGACATCCGGAGTACGCCATCAAATATCTTGACGTTATCCAAAAAGATTTGGCTTTGCGCCTGCTTAGCTGGATTAAAGTTTACACCTACATTTGATCCTGCTATATCGTAATTATTAGACACCGAAATGTCAAAGATATTACCAAACAACACCTGGTTAGTTGGTGTATTTGGTAGCGTTAACGTCTTCGAAAAGCTTGTATTCCTCCGCTCGATATCGCTAATATCGGCTACCGAAAAGGTAAACTCAACGTCAATATCCCCTAGCGTATCCGCCTCAAATCCTTCTACGATTAATCTTGCGCTCATATTATCTGTCGATTGTTTATAAGCTGAAATTCGAGGTCTAATTCTATATTGAATACTTTATCCACCGCAGTCTTTTTAACCTCATAGGACGTAGCTGTAGGCTTCGCAGGTATCCATGACGGGCTTATGTAGTTATCGTTTACCAAATTCATGTAAACCAAAGGAGACGAGTACAACTCCCGCAAGATCTCGGCTTGACTGTCGTTTAAATAGTCGCTTATAATCTTCCACTTTTGAGTCTCTTTTGTATAGTAGATCGGGTTTGTGTTTTTTACCCTTACTCCGTCAGCCTCATAAATGCTACCTGAATAGTTCCTCTCGTATCCTTTCTTTTCAACGTCAAACGTGGTCTTGCTTACTAGGTCAAAATTAAAGAAGTCGTAGGCACCGTACTTGTTAAGGTAAGCCAGGCGCATAGGATCAAACTTACCGCATCCCTGAATAAAGATAGTAGCAAATTTCGCCCGCCTTGCGCTTCCGTTATTCCAGTTGGCAAATAGCTGAATATTATCTATGCTTCCTCCGTAAGTCAAAGGCGTTACCTGGATGTAGGTCACGCTTGGAGTTGCAACCGCTGAAGGAGTGATATAATAGGTTTGGGTAGTTGCGTTTGCATAGGTAACTAGCAGCTCGCAATTAGTCAAAAGGCCTGTGTTAATAAAGCCAAAAATTGTCGCATCCGTTTCCCTAGATTTAATTGTGGTCCACTCGGTTAATGGAAGGTAGTTGGTATTGCTTGCTCCTTTGTATTTGTTTAGATCCGCAGCAAATCCGTTTTCCTCCAAAATAGGCAAAGCCGCTGCTAATGCATACTTAATAGAACTAACCACCTCGGAAGCTAGGACGATCTCAAATACGCCACCAACTTCGTAATATTCATAGCACTTAAGGTAAAATCCTTTGATTATATTGGTATTACTTGATGAGGTAGCTACCTGATAAAACCCGGTTGAATAATTAAAGTTAACGGAAACAAATCTGCTCACGTCAAACTCTACCGCGTCCGCCGGGTTGGCTGGTGAATCGTAGAAAGCCTGGGTAATTAATACGTTTGCGGAATTAAATACCTGAACCACATAACGGAACCCGGATAGGTTTGCATTTGTGCTGCTGATCGTATAATTAATGCGATTGAATGCAGGCAGTATATCGTTTGTCGGTTGTACAAGAGTTATCATTTGCTTACTTTTAGGACTAGGGAATTAAACCCGATTTCTTTTACGTCGATGTTAAAATCAGGCGTTGCCTCGTCGATTGATTTTTTTATAAACTGCTTGCCTTCAATACCGTACTTTTTTATATAGTAAGCCATACGCTTGGCGCTGCTCGAGATCTGCGGTAACATTGTCCTACCTTCAATTAAGTTGGTAGCTTCGATCTCCATGTTCTTACGCTTCATCCAGCCCTCCAATTCTACTAAAGCCTGCGGAGGCATACCGTATGTTTTGAACTGGTAGTATTCTCCTTGAGCATTTGGGTAAGTCTTACGCTTATTTTTTATACCTCTTACTCCTTTGTCTTGGTAATCGGAATACTCGGCGCCTACGCTGATCTCTAAACGGAAACCAGTTTTTGTTTCCTTTACTCCAATCACAGAAAATGAATCCGCTAGCCTGCCAGTATCTGAAGGCGCTGACTTTGCCAGGTTATCGACTATCGATACACCTAGCTTATTCATGGCGTCTGTAATGTTTTTAACCAAGGAACCCTGGACCGCTGCGATATACTCGCTGCCGGTTAGGTTTCTTCCGCCTACGTTAATTAGCGCATCTACTTGAGCTTGGTTTGCAACTGCCATTTTTTATATTCTAAATCTTTGTGTTTGTTATAATCCTTTAAATAAGCCAGGCAGTTAAGGTACTCGACTACCCGTAAATCGTAAGCCTCATTTACTGTTATGTTGTTGAAGTCTGCCACTTGTTTGGTACTGAATACCCACCCCCAACGCGCCATAAATGGACTGCTTTCTCCGCTAGCTTCTTGTTCTGAGTTGAGTAAGTTATGGTAGTTGCGATTAATTCGTTGAATAGTTGACAAAAAAAAAGCATACACCCATATACCTCTAGGAAGTTTGCCTCTAGTAGATCGTCGGCTACCACGTCGTGAGGTACCACCCCGTAGCCTTTGTAACGCTTGCCGTCCATTGGTAAAAAGAAACAGGCAGCTATCTTATTAAGCTGCATGATCTCACCGCTAAAGGATAAAATATCGATGTACTGACCTGCGGTTATTTCGTTTAATTCGTGGCAGAACTTGTAACGATTCGGTCCTACCTGGAGGAAGTCTACCGGCTTAGCTTCGGGCATCTTATCAAAAAAAGATAATTTTTCC